TTGCAAAACTTGGCTAATTCCCCTCGCTTATCCCAGTCCCACTCCGTCACATTGTAAGGTGGGTCGGCAATAACCAAGTCAAACTTCTCTGTCAGAGTAGGCAAGACAAGCAGCATATTGCCCTGGATAACTTGAACCCCTTGTCCTATTACAGCCCCTGATGTGGCCAGCGCGGAACGAAACGCAGAACGAGCCAGCCGCCTTGCCCGCCGCAACTGTTCCCGCGTCCAGTTGCCTTGCTCTGCTTGATCTAGCCAATAATCCTGCTGCTCAGGCTCTAGAGCAGCAACTTCGTAATGATGCCCCCAACTCAATGTTTGCCGCCGGCGGCAAACATCAATTGCACTGGCAACATAGGCATCATGAGCGACCGTACTATAGCTAAACCCCGTCCTCTCGACCGCCGCTTGATACGTCTCACCCCATCGCCGTTCCCCATAGTTTAGCCAGTCGCCAATCCACCAATGAACGCCGCCCTCAGCCTCGGCCAGCTTCGCCCCTATCTGCACCCACTCATCCTGAGATAAATCAGCACGAATGACCAATCCGGTTCGGCTTACCTCTACCACCCCTTGCGATAGAATCACGTCAGGAATGACCAGGGCGTTGTTGCTCATCCCCTCCTTCTCCCCTTCTTTCTACTTCCCCGCCAGCCCATCCAGCGCCAGCGCCGCCTGCTGGTGCTGCATCGCCGCCTGGCGCATGGCCGCCGTCTCATCCGGCGACGGCGCGGGCGGCTCGGCCTCGGCCTGCATCTGCTCCATGTGGGCGATCTCATCCTGGGTGTAGCCCATCTCGGCCCACACCTGCGCCTGCGGTATGCCTAGCTCCTGCTTCAGCTTCAGCGTTTCCAGGTGCTCCTTTTCGTTCCTCGTCTCCACGTCCCTCCACCGCGTAGACAGCGTGGCCTCCTCGTCTAGCGCCTCGCCGCCGTAGACGTTGGCCAGCTTGCGGGCGATGTACATACAGTTCTCCCAGGCATTGCCCAGGAGCACTTGCCGGCGCCGTATCTTGGCTAAGAGCGGCTCGATCTGCTGCTTCAGTGTCCCCTCGGCCATGACCTGCCGGATGATCTGGAAGCGGCTACCTGGAATGGCCGAGATGCTGGCCAGGTAGAGCACAAGCTGCTGCAAGAGGTCGAGCAGCGGGTTTAGATCTGCTGGCTCGATGGCCACGAAATCGGCCTCCGTGCGGCTGCGCGTCGTGCCGATCACCTGGCCGGGCGCCAAGGTCAAGAGATTGCTGCCATCGCTGTTCGGGGCGTTGCCATCCGTGGTCGGATACCACCCCAGGGCCACGAAGATGCGGAAGGCCGTGAGATCCGCTGTGGCCAGCAGGTCAATCAAGGTCTTGTTGATGGCATTCTGGAGCGGGATTCCGTCCCAGGCCTCACAGCGCAGGGCCGGATTGTAGAAGTGGATCACCGGCAGGCCCAGGGGCTGCCCCTGCTGGTCCACCCAGGCCAGCGGCCAGCCCGCATCGCCAGGATCGCTGACCCGCTCCCAGGCCGCGCCGGAGGCGGCATACTTCTCTACCCGCTCTGGATAATACAAGGTCATACGCTGGCGAGCCTTGCTGTTGTCGGTGACCTCCGTCCACCGCTTGGCCGCATAGGTGGCCGGCAGGGCCGGATTGTCGTCGGGATACCAGATTTTGCAGCCGAAGCCGTCGCCGCCGTTGCTGCCGTCCGTGTACCGCTGGTGAGGCGTGAACCTGACGCGGCGCTTCTCGCTGTCCCAATCCACCAGCACGAAGTATTCGCCGTCCCGAATTGCACCTTCGTGTACCTCGTCCTGCCCGGCGTCCAGGCGATTGTCGCTCCAGACGCTCCAGGCCCACTTCGCCAGCCCCTCGTTGGCTGAATCGAAGCCGCTGACCAGCAGGCGCTCGGTGATGGCCGTGACCACTGAGCGGCAGACGTTCAAGTGAAAGTCCGGTTCGCCGCTCTCCTTGCCCAGGTACAAGAACTCCTTGAGGCGGTCGTTGAGGAAGGTGCTCTGCTCCCCGTCGTGGTAGTTGCGCGCCTTGACCACCGCCTTCTGGCGGGCGGTCTCTTGGCTGCTCATCCACTCCAGGAAAGACAATCTCAGCGCCGTGTCGTCGGCCATATCCTGCCCCTTATCTCCTGCTGCTTCTTCTCTGCCGTGTACTGGTAAGCGAACGCCTGGCCCTGCTTCTCCCCCGCCAGCACGCCCAGCGCCCCGCTGACGGCGTCCACCTGGTCGTCGTGCTGCCCATCGGGGAATAGCTCAATCTCGTCCAGGAAGGCGCTAATCCACGTCCCTTGCAAGAGCAGCACGTTGCCCGCCTGCGCCGCCGAGGCCAGGGGGTTTGCCCGTACCACCTTGTCGCCGCCGGGTTTGTCGCCATCACAGGCAAAGCCCTGGAGTACCTCTCGCTGGTAGTGGTCAATCAGGCTCTTGCCGGAGGCCCCGCCCTCCTGCTCGATGTAAATGCTCACCTCACGCCCGTCCAGTTGCGCCGTCTGTCTGACCAGGGCCTCCACGCCGCCCGGCGTCGTCCTGGCCCGCCGCATGTCCAGCAGCCAGTAGCGCCCTTCGGCCTCGCCCAACAGCGCCCCGCACGTCCAGTCCGGGTCCTGCCCCGGCTTGGGCAGCGTGGCCGCCAGGTCCCAGAAGCGCACTTTCTTCAGGACAAAGGGCGCTTGCTCCACGATGGGGAACCACTCCCGCTTGAACATGCGCCCGGCGTCCGAGAGCGTCCAGTCGCCGTAGCGAATGCGCGCCCTGGTCACCGGATCGAGGCGGGCCAGGCTCTGATCGTAGGCCGCCTGGTCAACGTGCGGGTTGTCCTCGAGCTGCGCCGGGATGAAGGGCCGCCCCGCCGCCTGGCCTTCCACCAAAAATCGCTGCTTGACCCAGCCCACCCCCTGGCCAATCGGGTTGCTGGCACTTCTCATTCTCAGGGGGACCGTCACCCCGGCCAGGCGGCGCAGACGGGAGAACAGGAACAGGTATTGCGTCAGCATGAACTCGGCTACTTCATCGAAGCCCACGAACTGGAACTCGGCGCTCTGGTATCTGTATTTGTCCTTCTCGTTCTCCAGGTAGCCGAAGGTCAAGGTAGCGCCGGAGGGGAAGCGCCAGGTGTGCGTTTCGTTGTCCCACCTGGCATCGCTGCCCGTCAGCCATTCCTCAGCCCGATCCATGAGCGCACCGGGCAGGCTCAGGTTGGTGTAGGTGCGCCGCAGGAGCAGGGCCGCATAGCCGGGCACGTCCACGTACTGCAGGGCGGCCATGAGCAGGGCGTCGCTCTTGCCCCCGCCGCCCGCCCCGCCGTAGAAAGCCTCGATCTGCGGCAGGAGCAGGAAGGCGGCCTGCTTAGCCGTCGGCTTGTGCGTGATGTACTTCGTCAGCCGCGGCAGCATCAGGTGAGGCCGCGATTGCACCTGACTGCGCAAGGATGTCAAATATGGTGACTGCGGTATTAGCGTCAATGCTGTGTTTGACCTCTACGGGCACGGCCTTGCCGCCCGGCCCGCTGACTTGCACGGCCTCGCCGTAGCCCCGATCGCGGGCCTTGCAGGACAGGCGGTACTTGACCGCCCACTGCTCGCCCGCCTGTATCTGCTCGATCAGCTTGACCTCGGCCAGGTCGTTCACCCGCTGCGTCTCGCCGTCGAAGGCGGCCTGGGCGGTGGCGTATTCGTCTATGTAGCGCCGGGCCGTGTGCCAGTCGCAGCCGAGCTTGCGGGCGACGTTGCTGACGATGCCCGCCGAGTCCTTGACGGCCTCCAGGACTTGCGCCACGTTATACTGCCTATGTCTACCCATTCGGATTTTCGGACTTACGCCGCCTCCGCCAGGCCACCTCCAGGGATTAAATGCGTAATTGCCCGTTTATTCCAGCCGCCGCACGTCGAGGCCCATATCGGCCAATCTTTGCAAGCTCACCGCCACATACGGCGGGTGTATCTCCACGCCCCGCCCCCGCCGCCCTAGCCGCGCACAAGCCACTAGCGTCGTGCCAGAGCCGAGGAAGGGGTCAAGGACAAGGCCACC